AGCAGCTTGTGCAGCATGTTGCTGTCCTCCTCTATCGTGACTTGCGCCACCTCCGCCACCTCCGACGTTGGCAAATCCTCCTCCTTGACTTGGTGGTTGATACTTCGGTCTTCGACCATCGGATCTTCTACCCACTAATAAATCTCTAGAGTGATGAGGTTGTAATCTAATATTCTTTTCTATCATTATCTTCTTCCATCCGGTTGTATATCTAATCTAAACGTACCTAGCTTCCAGTGTTGCGTAGTACTGGTATTATCTACCTTTAAAGATATAGCACGTGCACGCGCTCTTGTATCTATTTTTGTTGCAGAAGTTGTGACCGTAAAAGGTCCTAACGAAGAACTCGCTTGCGAGTCCGTTGGATAATTCTTTAAGTTTAAGGTTACTCGTGCATCTCCAGTTTGAGATAAAAAATCAGGAATCACTCTTCTAATCTTCATCATGTATTCTCCGTCTCCTCTGATATCTGCGCCACCACCTTGTGACATGGATATATCATAATCACCCGATTCAATGCTTGCTGAAATGCCTGTTGTTGCTCCTGCTTTAATCTGATTCGTTCCTGTTTCGTGTTCATAATAAGTTGTAACGCCATCGGTATTGCCAACAGTTGTATCGCTCGTTGCTGATGAATCGTATTCTGTGCCATGAGGTTTTCCAAAGATATGAGAATCTGACCAGGTCGATCTTGCAAGTGTGCTCGTTGTCCAAATCGGTCTTTCTGTTGTTGAATCCATATAATTATAAGTCACCGATCGATTGTTCGATGCGGCACCGCTGCCTGGATAGAACCAAGTCACTTCTCCGAACAAGTTATTCAGTCCCGCATAAATATGATTTTTAGGAACGGTATTAATATCATCGTAAACATAATCTTCAACGAGACATGCCAAAGATTCAAGTTTACCAGTCCATCTAAAGAACCCATTTTCTGACATCCAGTAGGCTGAGCCATCCACTTCGACTGCTGCGTTCTTACCGATTAATCCGCAGTTCGTCCCCACTTGCTGGAATGAAAATACGAAAGGAGCGCCTACAAATCTCATAATAAATAAAGAGGTATCGGTCCAAATGTAAATGGCATCACGACCTCTGATCGCTGCTATAATTCTTGTGCCATCTGCTAACCTTTGCGTACCGGCAGTATTGGTTGCTGAAGGCGCGTAAGAAGTTGATGCATTAATGCTTTCCTGGTCGGACCAACGAATGTACATATCGTCCTGAGTGGACGTCGTTCCAATCGTGGTTTCAGTTCCAAGAAACACTAAGTGCCTGTCCGGTGTTGAAACTAAAGTTTGTCTGGTTGCTGTTGGAGCGTTGGCAACAATCGTTGCCCGTGTGGATGCTGCACTGTCAGCATCGGAATCCCATTCAAAGGTTGCTCCGTCTACAATCGTTGCAATAAGTTTATTTCCAAAATTATCTAAGTGCCATAAACCAGGAGCGGTAACAATATCTCCCGTTTGCGATGCACCCCATTTGGTATAATCCGATGCATCGGTTACCGTTGCTCCGTCTGAGTGTGATGCTGCTGTAGTATTGTCAGAACCTCTTGTGAGTCCGGATAACGTTTCCGTACCTGCAGTGTTGGTAGTATAAGCAATACGTTCATCATCGATGACCACAGTCCCTGAAGAAGGCATAGAACCTGAATCGGCTAATACGATACTTGAAGAACCACTCGTTAGCGCGCCATTAAGTGTTGAAGTTCCTGCACCTAACTTAGTACCACCCCAAAGTCCTAATCCCCAGCCGGCTGCTGATTCTTCAACGGCTGGACCGATGGAATAAAAATGTTTGACTCTTACTCCTCCGGATGTGGATGCGCCTGATCCACTTTCTGCCGATCCCATTTCGACCGTAATCGTTGTGGAGGTTGGAACGGTGGTAACCATGAAATTCGTATCGTCAAAATCATCAGAATCAAAATTAGAATCGGTAATAGTGCTAAAATTATCACAACGAATAATATCATACTGAGTGATATTATGAGCACTCGCAAACGTGATCGTAACTGTTGCATCGCCATTGGTTGTTGTAAAAGCACTGGTTAAAGTTGTTGTACTTTTCAAAGGAGTTATATCATAAAAAGCTCCTCCAGAATAGACGTATAAAAATCGGTTCGTGCCTAAAGCGGCATATTTAATGCCTGCGGCATTCATAAAATGGTGTAGTGCCGTGTTTCTTCCGGTAAGCGTTGCATCTCCTAATTGAGCCCAGCCTCCTATTTTCTCAGGAGAACCATATCTAAATCGGACATAGTCACCGCCCACCCACTGGCCTTCACCACCGGTTGCGGTTACTTGTTTATTGAATCCAGGAGCTATGTTAATTTTCTGTAGCATAATTATCTCGCGTTACAAGGTACTCCTTCTGAATTTACAAAAGGTGCTTCTGCCCAAGCCATAAAAATATAACTTCCTCCATCATTATTAATATCATTTCCATTCCTTTTTATTTTGAATCCGTTAGCAAGATAATCTACATGATCTTCTGTTCCTTCTGCTCCATTTGAATCAAGATTCATAGTTGCTGTAACCAAATTATGAGGATCTCTTTTGTGATCAGTTCCTTTCCAATTATTAACTCCATCAACTCGTTTAATAATTAAAAATGCTGGTTTAAATCCCAAAAAAATAAATACTCCATCGGCATTTCCGTTTCCTGTATATGATCCAAACTTGCTGAAGCCTTGTATTCCTGTCCATAAATAAGCTACAAGACTATCACCACTTCCATTAACTCTATTATGAGTTCCTACTGAAAATAATGAACTTGTTGGAGATGTATCATTCCATATAGTTGTTTCCGTTGTTACAGCGGCAGTATCATCAAGTTTTAAGAACTTGCCGTTTCCCATATTAGAAGTATTATGAAAAGTACTCCAATTATCTCCATCAGTTCTATTTTTTACTAGCATCACATCAGGTATTGCACCTAAACCATGACCTACTGTCGCTCCAGCATTTGCATCGCCAGTATATGTAACGATTGAAAATCCACTTGTAGTGTTTGCCGAAGTTTTTGTTGAATTTATAGAACCATTTGTATCTGACGAACCTGTGCCATTAGCTTTCCAATTCCAAGATACGAAGGTTGCAGAACTCGTATTAACTGCACCACTTGTACCTACTGTAAAACCATCAGAATTAAAACTTGTTAATGTGTTCGCATCAGTTCCTTCTGCATCAGTATCATTAGGATTTATATGTTCTGTTGCACCTCTTACAGCATCAAAAAGATAGCGATTTTTACTAAGACTTCTACAGTTAAGCCAAACCGCATCTGGTTGCATATCCGTATCGCCATCTAAAGTAACTGATAAAGTACTTCCTGTTCCAGTATAAGTCTTAACTTGAAAATATGCTTCAGGATCGTCTATTGTTGTATAAGCCATTATCCAAACTCCGCTAAATTTTTAGTACATAATGCGTAATATCCACTCGGTGGTGCGTATTCAAAAGCACCATATCCATTTGCATCTGCTGCGTCAGAAGAATTAGCATAAGCTGGACTACCAAAATTCCAATTAGAAGAAGAAGCATTATATTGAGTATCAGCAAATACAGCCGCATCTTCATTTGCTGGTGTCCAAGTAACTAATGCTCCAGTTTTAGAAGCACCAGAAGTAGGATCGCCAGAATTTTGCCAAGTACCATTTTTTGCTGCATAAGCCGCACCATTATCACAATCAATGGCTAAACCTATAATATCATCATCATCAAATGTATCTCCCCAACTACTTGATGTTGAACTATTTGATCGTTTGCCACCATCGGCTCTGTAACAACCTGATGCAGTACTACCATTACCAGGAGTACCACCTCCACCAGTTTCTAATCTTCCATATTCAGATCCATCTACATGAGAAACACAAATCCACGGATATGCAGAAGATGATCCTACAGTTGCTTTAAATTCTGCGTACCATTTTCCGTTATTAGCCGCCATAGTTCCATAAGAACCTGATTCATCTGAACTGCTTCCTGTAGAAAGAAGATTTCCTTCTGTTAAAGTTGTATAACTTGCCGTTGCTAAAGGATTCATAACACAAAAATTATTCGTTGGTGTGTCTGTGGATTGATCTGTTGCGGCTAAATTAACTTCTGTTAAATCTGTTCCACCATTGGCATCATTGCCTAAATTACTGCTATCTTCAAAGTCTAAATAAAATCCGTTTGTTCCAAAGGTTAATCCTGAAACATCTTTCGGTTTCCATATTGTCGGACTGTCCTCATCGAACTCGCCAAAATCAGTAGGAGCATAAGCAGTTCCATCGATAAAAACAACTTCAGCCATATAGCCATCGAAATAATTTGAAGAATATTGTGTACCACGTCCTATCCTTACAGGTGTATTAGTTTGACTTATAGGAATATCATAATCTTGTGCTGGATAACCTGTAGATACTTCAGTCAAGTCTACTTGTGATCCATTTATATAAAATTTGTATCTGTTTGCTTCAGTACCTTGTGTAGTATCTACAACAACCAGTATATGATAAAAAGCTGATGAATCTTTAAATAAAGCACTTGTTTTAACATTATAAGCGGCTACTCCAGATTCATACATCTCTATTGATAAAGTATCTGTACCTTGAAAAAATAAATCAAAAGCATCAGTTCCTGATACTCCACTTGAAAATATTGGCATTGTAAGACCTGTCGTTCCTCTTTTTATCCAAGCACTTATTGTAAAAGTTCTTGCGTTTCCATTACTTCCAGGTGTCTTGTGCATATAAGCACTATCCCCATCATTAGACCGACAGGAATTGGCTACTTCGTATGCACCTGTTGCTAAAGTATTTGCTGGTAGAATAATCATTAACTCTCCAATGTTGGAAATTCACCTAATGGTCTTTCCATAACTGGATTTTCTTCTGTGCCTGTATTGACGTATTCGTATAAAGCTGCAAGCTCATCAACTGTACTACAAGCATCTATTAAGACTTCCATATCATTTGATTTTGTTCTTACGTTTGCTCTAAAAGTTGTGATTGCGCTTGGTACTGAATAACTTTCTACTTCGGTTGCCTTAATGACATACCAATCTGTCGGAGTTAATAATCCACTTGCTTGTTGTTTTATAATTTCTTTATGTTTAGTTTTTAATCCTGAAGTAATACTGTCATCTTCATTTGTTATGTCTGCCAATGAGTTAGCAGTAGCACTTCCATAGGAAGCGGTGACTACTCCACCAGCAAAAGCAAAGGACTGATTAGTGTTAGTATAATAAGCCTCATCTTTTTTATTGGTGTTATCAAAGACTACTTCATAGATACCAATTGCTTCTCTTTCGGCAGCTGACCATAAAGTAAAAATATTTTGTGGATATTGAATATCATTAAGAGTAATTCCACGATTACCACTTATTGTT